GTCAGCCTATGCCACCTTTACAGTGACTGCTTGCGCACGGCCCTCCAGACATACTCCGCTTTGTTTCCATTGGGTCCAGCTATAACTCGAACCGCTACTGCTTCAACAATTCGCAATTCACTTTCATGCTGTCCGCTCCCAACTTCCATTCCCTTCTTACCGCCAGGAATCCTGTCCTGGCCCAGCTCGCTCAGCATGCTACTTGAACACACTGAGTTTAAACACCGGCCATCAGGGATACAAACCCTTCATATGGCACGAGCACTAATCCTACACATGTCGCCCTTGAATATCTCGTCAACAGAACGGTTGAAATAAATTTCAGCCGTGCTGCTGCCGGTTGAAGAGACGACAGTGGAGAGAGACCAAGACCGGAGGGTGTTTGATGCCCCACCACAAGAAATCGTTACCGGCGGATCAATTGACGCGCCATCAAATAAGATTTCTGTGGTGCCAGCAGTATCAGCACCTCCGGTGTTTGAACCCTCTCCAGTGATCAACCATAGCCCACTGGGTAGGGTGAGTACACCAGAGGCATTGGTTGGGGGGTCACTGGAAGCAATGACCACCTCCTCGCTGCAATTAAGAGTGCCGGATGCTGTCAGCGACGCGTCTGATGCTAAGTTCCACTGCGAGTATGTCAAATTATTAGGACTGCTCGCGCTAGCGGTTTGTTTCTCAAACAAGGACACAACGTACTCAAACTCGATGTAACCTAGGCTACTCGTGTCGTCACAACCTTCAGCACTGATCCAGACACGACCAAAGTCGTAAGTCTTTAGATCAGCACCGGCGATTGTGCCAGTACGCACGTACTTGATGGTCCCGTCTGTCGGGACTAGCATTTCAAAGACGCGATATGGTGCGCCGTCAGCATAAACGGTCGACTGCGTTTGCACAACAGCCGTTGAGGGGCCATCATCAAGCGTATCGTAATCGAACGACATGATGACATTACCATTGTAGGTAGTGCCCTTCAAATTCTTGAATCTCACTAGAAACGAATCCATACGGTATCGCTCATAGTGCTGGGCAACGCCACTAAGCCAGGGGAAGCTAGAAGACAACCCTGGGTTAATGGCGAAGTTACCAGAACTCGCAAAAGCATCAGAACCCGTCACAGTCCCGATCCTTTCACACTCGCGATGAGTGATGACCCTCCGTTCACGGGAGGACCTTGCGCTGAGATTCATTGCAGCGGGGGCGCGATAAAGCGCCGAACTAGTCTTTTGGTTACGTTTTGAAGCCCGTAACCTTCGGCGTTTGGCTGGTCGCGGCTGACCAGCCGGGGAAATCATTTTCCTTTTCATCTGTAGGGGATACCGCGATGATATACGAGACTGTTCATCAGTGGTTCACCTCCTCATGAGGCGCATCCGTGCAGTCGTTTGGCACTACCCTGTTTCCAGGTTGGCTTGGAAAATTTCGCTTCAACTTCGTCCTAGGTGGATTTCCCACCAGTACGGCTCATTTAGCGCTGAAGCTCCCGTGTCTCTCTAAACACAACCAATTTGGATGAAACAAATTCGCCACTGACCCCCTAGGGAACATAAATAGAGATAGTTTATTGACATAGTGGTCACCAGCTGCCGGCAAGCTGCTGGAGCGCTGGATGATGCGTGAGCACCTGAACTGGAGCCGCCATTCCGGCTCCATCCCACTCAATCCGCGCATTGGTATACAATTGTTCCAATGCCACCTGTTCATCTGGGGTGATATCAAATGCAAGGTAAAAGCTTAGTCGGGTCTCAGGTAATGGTGGAGAACACTTGGCCTCCATCCCCAGACTGAGATAAAACATCCCGGGAAGATCATTTCCCCAGTCTGGCCTCCTTCCCTCCAAACCAATGCCTAGCATCGAATAAAACTGCCAAAAGACAGGCATATCGCCGGCCAAGGCGGCGCCGCATTGCGCTATCGCAAGACGGGCGGATTCCCACTGTTCCTTGCAGCGGGCTGACTTGAATGATATCAGGTCTTTAGTAAGAGTGGACTTCGGTACGCGCACCATTCTGTATTCGGTTCCGTCAAAGATCGGCTGTGATTGACAGAAGTTTATCTTCTCAAGACAAGTTACGCTGGGTTCCCTCTCCATAACGTAACCCATCTCCCTGAACCATGGGACTAGGCTATCAAGACGTCTCTCGTGCTTCTGTTCGACGATCAGTATGCAATCATCTCCATCATTCACGAATTCATAGTCTATGCCTAATGTCCGCATGTAGGTCCACATGAGACCACACATTATCAGTACATTACCTAGTGCGGTGTTCATGTCGCCAGACATGCGACTTCCAACAGTCCGGTAGAAGACATCACCATCCTGACAGCGGCCAAAGCCCCGGTTATTTAATTGCCAACTCAACAACTTTGCAAGCTTGGGGTCATTCTTATAAAGTGACAGGTACACTGAATGTTCCCACCGCAACGCTTGCGTAGAGGTGTGTTGGTCAAACCGTTTAGCATCAAGGCCAACGGCTACCGGGTGACTGAACTTTGCCCACTTGGTGGATATTAACACGCCACGTTGTTGTGCGTTCATGCCCTTCACAACAACGGGTCCTCCGAATACTTCTCCAATGCTTCTATACAACTCATGCTCAATGGGTTTTAAATATACACCAACCTCGACATTGTACCGTGGGTTCCTCGGTTGGATAACTCGAGGTGCTGGATTTGGCTTAGCAGTGAAATTAATCTTCTCTGCCTTTACAAAGGTGCTTAAATAAGAGTCCTTCCTCTGCACCGGCCGGTACATCAAACTCTCCACAGCGCGTGAATAGACCTGCAGCTTGCGACCCCGGTAGTAGGTAAGAAATTCTTCCCTAGTTAACGGGGTGGTCGACGGCATTCGGTCTAACACACGACTGCGAAAAGCGTTAAGCCTCTCATTATACACACCTTGCAATGGCTGGACGGGCGGGTTGTATTCACCATTACTATCCTTCGTAAAGAATACCCGTTCCAGCAAGCCACGTTCCAGCGTACGAACGTCGGCGTTGTGAACTCCGAA